ATACCAAGGGATTTAATGCTTTTGTTACCGAATGGAAGGATGCAGTAAAGACTGGCATTTATAGTAATAGGGAACTATTAGAAGCTAAACATGATATGTTAGGTGACTTTTTGGTTCAAGAATTAACTGACAATGGGCTTGATGTAGTAAATATTTGGGGGTGGGATGATGGGCCATTTTTTAGCAATATGGCTCTTAAGTATATGTTTTCATTAGAGTTAAGTATTAAAGAAGCAATTTTGGAATTATTAAAAAAGGCTCCTGAAGTTGTTGAACAGAAATTAAAGGCGACTGATTTTATTCTAAAAATTAAAGATGCAGATCTTGCAAAGAAGCAGATGGAAGGGTATGACGCAGTTGTGTTGACTGAAAAGGTATATCAACGGATATTGGCTGTCAAACTATTAGAAATGCCTGTGGAGGAAAAAGAATGGATTTAGGTGAGATTAAAATAGAGGTAAATCCATATCTACCGGACGATACTGTTGTTCTTCAAAGGGAGGTGTTTAAATATGAAGATTTGAAATTTCCACTTAAGCCCTTTGAAATAAAACTTTGGGACGAAATAGAATTGGATGTATATAGATATAGTGCAATTGGTTTACCAAGTGTTAGAAAATATATAGATATTCACAGTATTCTTAATATGTCAGAAAAAGAATTTAGGGGAAGGATAAAGAAGCTTCTTTCTTTTAAGTACAAGAGAAGACTACAAAGAAAGCTTGATATCAAATCAAATGTTAGAAGAAGAAAACGATATCTTGAGTTATTACTAAGACGCAAGAGAAAAATTATTGAGGGTTTATAAATGGGTTGGTCAATTGGTTGGGATAGCGAAAATAATAGGGACATAGGATATGGTGTTCCTGCACTATGCGATTATCCTGGTTGCAATGAGGAGATAGATAGGGGGCTAAGTTATCGCTGTGGAAATATAAATAGCGATGGTGGTTGTGGTTTATATTTTTGTGACAAACACATCTTTCATGGTGGGAAGCACGGTCAGCTTTGTAAAAGATGTGTCAAGCGTAGAAAATCGTTTTCTCCCAAGCCGGATCTTTTGAAATGGACTTACTTTAAAATGGTAGATCCTAGCTGGAGTAAGTGGAGAGAGGAGAACAAACTAACCCCTAAAGACTTGAAAATGGAAAAAGAGTGGAGCGATTATGGTTTAGTGTTAAAACCCGTGAAGTGTAATTGTAAAGAAAAAATTCATTACGTAGAGTGTTTCTTTAATGGGAATAATGGATTGATTCAAGTAAACAATGAGGTATGTGATCGTTGTAATGGGGTTGGTGAAATTACAATAGATCGTATTGGTGATGACCCAGTAGGAACACAAATTTGCTGTCCCAAATGCCTAGGGTCTAGTGTTGACACAAACAACTGTGTTGGGAATTTGGGGAAGCCGTGTTCTTAGAGCCCATTCTTGAAAATCCCATTAAATTAAGGCTGCCTGATGCAGTTGCTGCAGGTGTAGGTGACACTCTTACCTATGAAGAAAAGAAGGTAACTCTTGAGTGGTTAAAATGGAAGAAAATTCAAACTCAAGATAATACATATCTGCAAAATGGCATGCAGGGTCACAGGCACTGGTATTTTAATAGAAATACTAGAGAATCCCTTGATGCTAAAATCAAGGATCTCTATAATCAAAGATATAAGTCTTTGCTCTTTAAGGATGAAAAGGGATATTGGACTTATTCAGGTTTTTGTAAGAAATTATTTGGCAATACTGCAATTAAAAGAGGATATGAACTTCCTGAGTTTGGTAATATTCCATGGGAACATAAACCAGACATGGAGCCTAGATGGTATCAGACTAAAAGCGTAGATCTTTTAGCTCCTGAAGATGGTAGTAGAAACCATGGGGCTGTAGAAATTGGCACTGGTTTAGGCAAGACGTTTATAATGGCCCTTCTTATTAAAAGAATTGGCCTTTCTACTGTAATTGTTGTCCCTACTAAATCAATTGCAGAACAAATGTTATCTGATATGACTCGTTTTTTTGGATCTTTAAAAGTGGGGCAGTTTTTTGATAGCAAGAAAAACTCCAGTAAATTTATTACAGTTGCTATTTCAAAATCTTTGATGAATGTTGTTGAGGGAGATGAACATTACTTCAATTTAATAGGTAAGAAAGTTCTTTTAGTAGACGAAAGTCATCAAGTCCCGGCTGAGACTCTTTCAAAGTTAGCTGTTAACCTTTTGGGTGATATTCCCTATCGTTATTTCTTCTCTGGGACTCAGATTAGGCAGGATGGGCTTGAATTACTTTTGGATGGAATTATTGGAGACGTTGTTCTTGAAATGTCTGTAGAGGAAGGGGTAGACCAGGGATTCCTTTCAAAACCTGTCTTTTATCAATGGGAAACAACTAGTGAAAGTAAATATGACACTGACGATGTTATCGAAATGAATAGAAGACATCTGCATTCTAGTTCTAATGTTAATAAACATGCTGTAAAGCTAATTAAAGCTGCTGTCAATAAGGGGCGTAGGGTTATGGTTATGTTAGCTGAGGTAGATCAATTCATTTATCTTAAAAAGGCGGGGATTTTAGATCTTGACATTCGGTTTGCCCATGGTGAGAGTTTAAAGCCTGAACAGAAAAAGGAAATTCCACAAAACTTTCATAAAAGTAAAAATAGTGATTTGGTAGCTAGATTTGATAAGGGTGAGTTCCCTGTTTTGGTAGCTACTAGTTGTTTAACAATAGGGACTGATATTAGATCGGTTGATTGCATAGTAGATCTTGCTGGACTTACTTCTGAAATTGCAGTAAGACAAAGGGTTGGTAGGGGAACTCGTCTTTTCCCAGGTAAAGAGAATTGTGTTTATAATGATTATTGTGTTACAAATATTGATAAAATGAAGAGACATGCTGCAAAACGAAGAAAGATTTTTAATAGTATTTATGGAAGCTGCACTGTATTGGAGGCAAAATGACTAAAGAGGAAGCAAAATCAAAAATAGAAGAAGAGGCTTGGGAGTTCACTCATTATAATGGGACAGATGAGGATTTGAAACGGTTTAGAAAGTGTGTAGATGAGTTTGGTAGTACCTGTTACAGAGAAGGTTACAACAAGGGATTTTTAGAAGCAGAGGAGAAATACGATGATTGACGATGAAGAAGATTTTGTAGATGACAACTATGATGATTATGCAGAACAGTTTTGTCAACACTGGAATGAATCTGACGAATGTGAAGAACTATGTCAGTGTGGACATTCTTGCAAAGACCATAGCGTTTATGATGGAGAATGTATGGTAGGTAACTGTGAGTGTTGGGAGTTTGAAAGCGAAGTGTGATAAAAATTGAAAATACAGAAGTCTTTGGATTTAATGCAGCTTTAAGAGCTATGAGAAACCCAAAGGACAGTTGGGATAAGTCAGACAGCCAACCAGGAGATTATTGGTCTGGCGTGTCTGCAGAAAATACCATTATTGGCCCAAATGACTTGAAATTGTTGACAAATCTTACTGCTGCAGGCTCTGAACACCGTAAGGTTCTTCGTTTTATTAAAGTATGGGTTACTATGACCCTTCCTAGGTACGTCTTAACTGAACTAGATACCTATAAAGTTGGCTGTGATCGCATGAGTTGCTCAACAATGCATAAGCTGGGTCATACCGAATTAACAAATGATGATTTTCAATTGCCTCCATTGCCTGCAGTTCTCGATTATTTGAATGATTTGGGTAAAAAATATCGCGAAGGCGATAAAAAGGATTATAGTCTTGTTAAATTAATGAAAGCTAACCTCCCTGAGTCATTTTTGCAAAGATCTGATTTTTGTATGAACTATGAGACGTGCTTGAATATCTTTAGACAGCGAAAAGATCATCGTTTAGATGAGTGGAAGTTTATTTCAGTACTCTATAATACTTCTATTTGCAATTGGATTTTTAGTCTTCCCTATATGTCAGAGCTTTTAAAAGCAGCGGGATTAGTTAAATCTGTAGAGTTAAGTACAGCTAGGGCTTTTGGTAAGCTTAGTTAAAATAGTTCTTGACTTTCTGCAAAAAACTGCTATAATAGAATCATAGGAGTTTTATATGATTCTAGATTCAAACGACAGTCATCATTTTCAATTTTTTGCAGAACAGGTTAAGGAAGCAATCGCAAGATATGGAGAAATGAACAAGGATCAGCTTCTAGAGAAGCAACGAGAACAGGTAGATGGTCTTTCTCAGCTTGAGCTTGATTTTATTGAAGCCTTAGATCGATGTGGAAGACTAAAGGAAGCTTTTGATTGTTTTTATGATTACGTTCTTTTAGAAAAGAAAAACCTTCTCTCCGCAAGACCCTTTTTTCGTGAAAGGGCTACTGCTTTTGCTACTGGGATTATGACTTCTATTAAAAATAGAGATCATAGTTTAACTGTTAAATATCATATTAACTTTCATTTTGTAGACCTAGTTGTTAAAAAGCTTGATTTTAGTAAAAATAAGAAGGTACTTGAAGTAGCTAGTAAAATTAAGCAGTTACGTAGAGATTTGGTTCTTATGAACCTTCCTCTTATTATTAGTCGTGCTAGAATTTTCTATAGTAGGACTCCTAAGAGCCACCTTAGCTTTATGGATTTTGTGCAAATTGGCGTAGGGGGCCTTCTTTCTGCTATTGATAAGTATGCTGGAAAATATCAGAAAGTGTGGAGAGGTGTAGTTATAGGTAGGTGTACAGGGGATTTGATTCAAAATTTCAGTCAGACTGTTTTACACTTTTATCCAGAAGATCGCAAGCGTCTTTATCGGGCTAATAAATATCTGGCTAGACACTCTAAGGAAGAGATTAATGAGCAGGAGCTTTTAGATTTAGTAAACGTAGATAGTGATGACGATAAGAAAGCAGATATTGATATTATGAGGAATCTGCTTCAAGCAGCTGGTGTGGTATCTGTAGACGTTAGGCCTACATTAAATGATGAAAAAGATGGGGATGAGAATGTTGTTAGGATTGCAGCGCCTGATGAGAGTAGACCTGATTGTGCATTTGAATTGGATGAGAGTTTGCAGATGATGATTAGGAATATCAGGAAGCTGCCTTTGGAGGATCAGAAGATTTTAAGGTTAAAGGGAATAGAGTTTGAGATTGCTGTATAAAATGCTTGACAAGGGTGTTTGGATGAGATAAGGTCCTGTTCATGACAAACATCGGCTACAAACTAACTAACGAGAAGATGCAGACTTATTGTGGTTACCAATGGGAACTGCAGCAATGGAAAGAAACAAATGGGGAGGGTGAACTATGCAGCCCAGGGTGGTTGCATTATTATAGTGATCCACTCCTTGCAGCATTCTTAAACCCAATTCATGCAGATTTTGCAGCCCCTAGGTTGTTTCAAGTGGAGGTTGCGGAAGATGCAAAAGTCCTGGAAGATCATGGGCTTAAGCTGGGCTGCACTAAAATGCGGTTAGTTAAAGAGCTTGAAATGCCTGCAGTTACCATGGAACAACGAGTTAAGTTTGGCATTCTTTGTGCATTAGAAGTCTATGATGGTGCAAAGTTTGTGCAGTGGGCTGCAAACTGGCTTGATGGGACGGATAGATCTGAAAAGGCCGCTTGGGCTGCTAATGCTGCTGCTGCTTGGGCTGTTGATGCTGCTGCTGCTGCTTGGGCTGCTAATGCTGCTGCTAGAGCCGCTGAAGTGAAGGATATCGACTTGATTGCAATTGCTAAAAAAGCTATGGAGTAAAATTATAAAAACGGAAGGAATACCATGAATAACACACCAATCATTGTTTTTGATTCATATTCTCGACCTATTGATATGTCAGTATCTGTTTATCCAGACAATATGCCAATTGTCACATCTAAATTGTTAGATATAAATTTTAAAGAGGCTAGTACTATTGTAGTAAGGCCACTTACCCTTACTGAGTTTATGGCAGCTATGTTTTGGGTTGATGCTTATAGGGAAAGAACTGGTAAAAGGCTGTCTCTAGTTCTACCAGCTATTCCCGGTGCTAGACAAGATCGTCTTAATTCAATGGGGGATTATCTGTTTACGGCAAAAAGTATTGCCAAAGAAATTAACGTGAGGCATTTTAAACAGGTTACGGTGTTAGATCCTCACTCTGAGGTCTCTCCTGCTCTTATTAACAAGTGCCTTGTTTGTCATATTTATGACAGTCAAGATATTATTAAAAGGCTTGAATCTATGAAATATGATTGCATCATCTCCCCTGATGCTGGTGCTGAAAAGAGATCTGGTGGAGTTGCTAGAATGTTGGGTCTTCCTCTTATTCATGCTTGGAAGCACAGGAATATTAAGGATGGTTTCCTTTCGGGTTTTGGGATTGAGCCTTCTATTCGAGATTATAAGAGCGCGCTTGTTGTTGATGATATTTGTGATGGTGGTGGAACATTCGCTGGGTTATCTGCAACCATTAAAGAGATCTCTCCTTTTTCAAAATGTGATCTTTTTGTAACACACGGCCTTTTTAGCAAGGGAACTAAAGATTTGCTTTCTTCATTTAATAACATCTTTTGTACTGATTCAATGTTGCAAGCTTTGACTTCAAAAGGTGTTAATGTTATCAATATTTGTGAAAAACTGTTATAACTAAGGAGGAATAAAATGAACCCAATGACACTGATTGACGGATATAAGATTGACCACAGGCGGCAGTACCCCACTGGGACCACCAAGGTATATAGTAACTGGACTCCCCGCATGAGTCGAATTGAAGGCCAAGACCGAGTAGTTTTCTTTGGTTTACAGTATTTTCTTAAGAAGTATCTTATGGAAGAATTTGAAAACTTCTTTAGAGAGGATGAGCATTATGTTTGTCAAAAATATGCAAAAAGGATCAATGGCTATTTAGGGCCTAATAAGGTAGGCGTTGAGCACATTTCTGCTTTGCACAGACTTGGCTATTTGCCACTTGAGTTTAGGGCGGTACCAGAAGGAACCTTTGTTCCTCTTAGAGTTCCGATGTTGACTGTTGAAAATACTCATCCAGATTTTGCTTGGTTGGTCAATTATTTTGAAACGATTATGTCATCTGAGCTTTGGATGCCTTGTACTTCTGCAACAACTTCATCTATTATGAGAAAAATTATTAACAAGGCTGCAGACGATACTGGTTCTATTCCAGAATTGTGTCAGTGGCAGGGACATGATTTTAGCTTTAGAGGTATGGCTGGCGTTGAATCTGCTGCTTTAAGCGGTGCAGGACATCTTGTTTTCTTTACTGGGACCGATACAATTCCTGCAATTGATTTAATTGAAGAGTATTATGGTAAAGATCTTGATCCTAACTACTTTATTGGGGGAAGCGTTGCTGCTACTGAACATAGTGTAATGTGTGCTGGCGGTGAGGAATCGGAACTTACTACCTTTAGTAGGCTTTTGGATCTCTATCCATCTGGTATTTTCAGTGTAGTTTCAGATACTTGGGACCTGTGGAAGGTTCTCACCGAGATTCTACCAGCCCTAAAGGATCGTATTATGAGTAGGGAGGGTAAGGTTGTTATTAGGCCTGACAGTGGAGATCCTGTTTTGATTATCTGTGGAGATCCAAATGCTCCAGCAGGGACTCCAGAATCAAAAGGTGTTGTTGAATTGTTGTGGAATCTTTTTGGAGGCACAGTTACTCCAAAGGGGTTTAAGCTGCTGGATAGTCACATTGGAACAATTTATGGGGACAGTATCAATCGGGAAAGAGCGACTGCAATTGTGGATGGGCTTAAGAAGAAGGGGTTTGCTTCGGGTAATATTGTTTTTGGGATTGGGTCTTATACCTATCAGTTTGTTACTAGGGATACCTTTGGATTTGCTATGAAGGCAACTTGGGTTGAAATTAATGGTAAGGGGATTGATATTTTCAAGAAACCTAAGACTGACAGTGGATTTAAGAATAGTGCAAAGGGAAGGCTAGCTGTTCTAAAAGATTTGAATGGGAAGTTTGAACTTATCAATCAGGCAACAGAAGCACAAGAGGCTAGTAGTTACTTGATTCCTGTGTGGAAAGATGGTAAACTCTTGGTAGAGTACAACTTCAAGGACGTTAGAGAAACTTCAATGAATTCAATGGGTTGAAAATGAAAACTATTATAAATGCATACCTTTCTATTGATGGGGTTAAGGAAATTGCAACCAAGTCTTTTGGGGATAGGCCGAATCTGCTTGACAAGGTAGCCATTTCTGATACTATGGGAAACGTGTTGCAGTTGGATGCAGGGGTTGTTTACAGATCTATCGTAGCTTTGGCTGCTGCAAGAAAACTGACAGTTGATGAATATTTTAAGACGTTTAAGAATACGATTGAATAGGATAAAATGAAAACAATTAACAAACAAATTATCTGTAAGCCTTTTGCTAAACCCCACAATGAGCCTATTGCAAAAGGTAGGGTCCAAACTATTAAGACTGGCAGTGTATTAGAAGGTCTTGAAGTCTTAATTGATGCTCATATTGTTGATGGTGATTATGAAGCTGAGGTAAAGGCTGGGCAGCTTGTCTATGTTAGAGCTGATAGGTATGCATCAGCTTGGGGTAGGGATAGATGTACCAGTCTAGACTTTTTATTTACCACAGAGCAGGTTGATGGAAAAGAAGTCAAGAAATCGGTTGAGTTTATTGTGGTTCCATTTAGTGAAGTTATTGCAGTAGGAGATAAGAAGGTTGACTAAAGTCCTCCTCATAGGCGATCCTCATGTCGTTCCACAAGAGTTAGATGATTGTCTAGCTCTTAAAACACTTGTGCTTGAAACCTTAACAAAAAACAAGCTTGATGCTGTCATCATTACAGGGGATCTCTATCATTCTCACTCAATCCTCTCTACTGTCTGTGTAGATTACTGGAATGAGTTTTTTGAGGACATTGCAGTAAAAGTAAAACATATCATTTGTCTTCTTGGCAACCATGATATGTATTCTCCTACAATTAAAGATCCTCATGCCCTAATCTGTCATCAAAAAAATGGATGGAAGAAACTGACAGTAGTAGATCAACCTACAGACATCTTCCCTGGAGTTGTAGGCCTTCCTTATTATCACGATCCTGTTAAGTTCATGGAAGCCTGCAGTAACACTAACTGTAAAACCCTTATTTGCCATCAGACGTTTGATGGAGCTAAGTTTACTGATGGATTTTATGCAAAGGATGCAGTAAATCCGGTTGCCGTTCCTTTTGATAATATCATTTCAGGTCACGTTCATACTCCACATGCTTTTAGCAAGGTTTGGTACCCAGGAGCCCCTAGATGGCGTACCTTGTCTGATGCAAATCAAGATAGATTTATTTATATTGTAGAGTTTGATGATGTTGGCAACTATAAGACTCTAGAGTCAATCCCTACATCTCCTGCCTGCAAAAAAATAGTAAAGTTTACAGATCAAGAAGGGATTGAGTTTACTAATATTCATGTTCCTCAAGGTGCGGATGTTAGAATTGATATATATGGCAGCCAGGAGTATTGCTCCAAAAGGGTATTAGAATATAAGGCAGCGTGGAACGCTAAATGTCGAACATTTCCTACTAGAGCTAAGCAATCTAAAGTATCAGAGGCTGACGGAATTGCAGTTTCTTTTAATAAATTTTCAACTAGCTTCATTCCACCGAAAGGAACGGATCTGAATCTTTTAGTAAGGACTGCAGGAGAACGACTTGCCGGATAATAAAAAAATAAGTACTGAGACTCAACTCATTGGGTTAAGATCGCTTTTTCAGCAGTTCGGGGTACTGCATGAACTGCAGATAACTCAACTGAAGTATTGGCCCTATGCAGTAGATACCACCCTAGAAGATTCTGAGGCTGAAGTTGACATGGAGAATCAGGTAGTTTCCTTTACTTGGAAGGCCCCGAAGTTTCCTAAAATTGACACTAAGTATGTTTACAGGCTTAAAGAGCTATTAAAAATGGTTAAATTTTTGCTAGGAGATGACTGGAAGATACAAATTCTGTATAACGGTGAAACAATCTTTAGCTTAGATGACTGCATCACTTCCTCAGCAAAACCAGCCCCAAGAGCTGCAAAAAAATGCAATAGAAAGCAAAAACGAAGCTCCAAACGGAGTCGTAGACGCTGAAATTGTCGTTCTTGATGAAAAATCTTGGCTTACCGAGAATGAAAAGGCTGCATTAGCAAGATTTAAAGATAATTATAAAAAGGGTGGGGCTGAAACGTACCCCCTTAATACAACTAAGTCTCTGCAGCTCTATTCTCTTTTCCTTGATGGATCTACTATTACAGAGATATCAGATCTAAACCCTGAAGTCGGTTTAGGTACTATTGTTAATAGTGCTTTAGAAGGTTCATGGAACCTCAAGCGTAAACAATATCTCGAAGAGCTTTATAGTAGAGCTAAAGATAGGGCAGTGCAGGTTGTTGCAGAGGGTGCAAGTTTCGTTGCAACGCTGCTGTCTGCTGCACATAAGAAGCACGGTCAAAAGCTAAAGAGGTTCTTGCAGACTGAAGATCCCAAAGATCTGACAGACTGTATGACCATCGACTCTCTTAGGTCCTACAGGGAGGGTGTTGAGGTTCTTATGAAGTTGACCGGCCAGGACTCTATCAAGAGGGTTCAGGTTACGGGGGAAGTTACCCATACAGAAACGCCACCTACACCTAAAGAGCCAGAGCCTACACCTATTTCTTTGGCCACTAGCATTAGTCATCTGGCGGCTCTAAAAAGGGTTGAAAAGGGCACGGAAAAGGATAAGTAATGCCTTTCGCCTTTAGCCCAGACGATCTTAAGATCCGGCAGCTTCTCTTTGAGCCTTGCAAAACTAGGGAAGAATTGCATGATTGGGTAGAGTTTTTCTTAGATCTTGACCTCCCAGGAACTCAGGTGGATGAAGATTCTAACTCATCTCCTCTTGATATGGTGTGGGATTGTTACACACACCAAATCCATGGTTGTGCAGATGAAAATGTTTCTAGGGTTCTTTATTATTCAGCTCGTGAAGGTGGCAAGTCGCTTTCAGAATCTGTAATTGAAGTAATGCTTCTTTTGCATGCCAGGAATAACATCTTTCACCTTGCAGCAATTAAAGAACAGTCTATTACAGTTCAAAGATATATTAAGAAGTTTTTAAGCCGCCCTATGTTAAGGCCCTTTGTTGAAGGCGACTCGAAGACTCTCACTGGTATCTATTTCTATTGTCCTAAAGATCCTACTTTTCCTAATTTATCTAGCATTGAGTGGAAGTCTTTACCTCAAGATGAACAAGATCAGTATGACCTTGTTAATAATAACGTAGAAGTAATTGTAGCAACTGTGCAGTCCTGTAATGGGAAACATGGAATGCTTGTGTTAGATGAAATTGACGTTATGCTTGGTGAGGAAGCGGTTGCGGCATATCAAGAGTCTGTTAACATTCCATCATCTTCCTATGATAAAAAAGGGGATGTGAGACTCCCTCTTACGATTCTAACTTCTACTAGAAAAACAGCTTTCGGTCTTGTTCAGAATGAAATAAATGCTGCAAAAACTACTGGGCTTGTTATTAAGCACTGGAACATTTTAGATGTCACAGAGGCATGTCCAGCTTCTAGACATAGACCCGATTTGCCAAAGATACCTATTTATAGATCAGACGATCTTCTTACTGCGTTAAACGAAACTGATTATAACAATTTATCTCCTAAAGATCAAGAAAAATATGTAAAGGACGAAGGTTATAATGGGTGTTTAAGTAGGTGCAAACTATTTGGTGCTTGTAAAGGAAGACTTGCTACTAAACAAACATGCCAATCCAAGTTCCTTAAGAAAATCGCACACGTACAGAATCAGTTTAGAAACAACACTCTTGGCATGGCGAAGGCGCAGTTACTTTGTCTTCGCCCAGACACCACAGGTCTTGTTTATCCCCGCTTTGATGAAGAAAAACATGTAATAACCCCTGCAGTTGCCTATTACAAAATAGTAGGCGAAGCCCCTGTTCAAGGTCCTAATATGACTAAAAAGGAACTTGTAGCTTTTGCAAAAACTAGGGAGATTCCTTTTGCAGGTGGAATGGACTTCGGCTATTCTCACCTTTTTGCCTATGTTCATGGATTTAAAGACCTTTCTAAATTTTTCGTTACCCATGCAGTTGGTGTTCCAGAACTAGAGCCAGATCAGCAGCTTGAATTGATGAAACAGTTTAAACTTGATAATCCTGCAATTTTTGCAGATCCCGAAAATGCTCAATTAATTCGCGTGTTTAAGACCAATGGTTTCAGGATGGTTAAGTGGAAAAAGATCAAGGGCACTGTAATTGGCGGTATCTCTTGTGTCCAGGTAAAATTGACACCTACCTTGGGTGCAGATCCTGAACTCCTTTTTGTCAGGGAGGTTGGAGAAGACCCTGGGATGGATCTTCTAGTCAAATACACTAGGGAGCACCACTGGAAACTAGATGCAGCAAATAAGCCTACTGATATCATCTCCGATGATAATAAAGACTTACCAGACGCTCTAAGATACTGCATAATGAATGTTTTCCCCTATAAGGGCAAAACCGTTTCAGACAATTCAGAACCACCAGACACCAGGCCTCATGTTGATGAAACTGGGGTTCAGTACCATGTTAATACCTGGATGTCACAGAAAATTGCAGAACTTACAGGAGAAGACTTTATTGGTAAGCCAAAGGCTAGAAGAATGGAAATTTCGTCTTTAGATGGCAAACACCTTGTCTTTGACTATTATGGTGATGAAAACCAACCTAAACCTATGGAAAAGTCTCCGAAATCCAACAAAGTAGGCGGTATCCTTTATGATTTTTCGTAGTCAATCTTTATAGAAATGCCCACCCTATCTTCTTTTATTAAAATAGTAGCCTTTGACGATACTAACCAGACTAACCAGCCCAAATTGCAGGCGATTAACTGGAACAGGGACACTTTGCAAGGACTTCCTGTAGAGGCTCCTGCAAATAATGAATATTACTTGTCTTCCTTAAGCTCTAAGACCATTTTTGATGGTACTAGGACTTTAAGTTATGATGCAAGCACTGAGTTTACCGTTGCCCTTTCTCCGCTAAACAATAATAGATATCGACTTACTTGGAAATCTGGCAAAGATCCTGTTTTTAGAACTGATAGAAGTCTTTCGTTAACTGGTGGTAACATTATCATTAGCATCCAGCAGAACCTTACTGCAATTGTTACTAGTTCTCTCTCATTACCCTTTAGTGGTGTTCAAGTAGGAGACGATGTTTTTATTCCAGGTGTAACTACAGGAGATACTTCTACTTTTAATACCTTGAATGAGGGGCATTGGGTTGTTCTAGACGCTTCTGATACCCAACTAACCCTTACTAGGGAGACTGGTACTGTTTTTAGTGGCATAAGTGAGCTTGTTGCAATTACAGACAATGATCAGTTTATGGTTTATTCGTCTAACGGTGTCCAAATTGACGATGTTATTCAGTTGATTTCTGGATTTTCCCCAACATTATTGCATAGTTATGAGCTTGTAGAGGTTACCTATAAATTTCTTGAGTTTACATCAACTGCTCCACTTCCCAATCAGGATGTCTATTCTGGTATTGGATCTATTGTAATTTACGATGAGGCGAAGCGCTTTGTTTATATTGAAACCAACCAAGAGGTTGCACTTACTATTAATGGAATTACACTTCCTTCAATTATTCCATTTTTAGCAGGGGATGATGGCAAGATAGGCCCCTGGATGTCTTCTTCAATTGTTTATTCAATGGCAATTACTAATAATTCTACTCAACAGGCCCGAGTAAGGGTCATTTCGGCTGAATAATGTTAAAAAAAGCTAAAGAAGAGAAGATTAACTTTGTTTATGGTGTTACTCCAGAAGAGGATGCCTATTATAAATCCATTGTAAAAGTTAAAGGTGAAAATTCTCTCAGCAAGTCTATTCTAAATGTTCTTAATGGGCCAGATCAAGAAATAGAGCGCTTAGCCTTTGAAACTGATCCCACGCAGTATAATACCTATGCAGGTATTTACAAGCAAAAAATGCGACTTTTGCCTGATGCGGTTCTTAAGAGAATTGCGATTCAGGATTCGTTGGTTTCTAACATTGTAAGAGCTAGGCAGAATCACGTTTCTGCATTCGGTCGCCCAAGGCCTGACAGGTTTAGCACAGGTTATATTATTAGACCCAATGCTGGTGTTACCGATGGAATGAACGATGAAGAGAAGGTTGAATTAGCAAAAAAGATTCAAAGGGCTATTTCTCTTTTTAATACTTGCGGTCACACTGAGGGCGTTAAGGATCATTGCCAAAAGACCTTTTCTGAGTACCTGTCTTTAACTACAAGAGACAGTCAGGTGGTAGGAAGGCTTGCTACTGAAATTGTTCATATTGACGATGTGAGAACAAATGAAAAGAGATTTGGCTATTTTTGCCATACTGATGCAGGAACCATCTACCCTGCTGCAGTAGATAATGAAAGTGCAAAGCAGGCTATTCGTGACGAGGCCTTTCAGTTAATTCAAACTGTCACTGGTAGAAAAGATTTAGTTAAAGAAAATTGGAACAAAGACAATAAGTATGTTTGGGTGCAGGTGATTGATGGAAGGCCTTTTGAAGTTTTTACTACACAGGAAATGAAATGTAAGAATTTCTATCCAGTTGGAAACGTAGAACTTGATGGATTTCCTGTAACTCCTATTGATACTGTTATTAGTGCGATTACAACGCACTTGAATATTACTACACACAATAAGGTTTATTTTCAGAATGGTAGGGCTACTAGGGGGATGCTTATCATCAAGAGCGATGATGTAAACCCCACTTTGATCCATAATATAAAGCAAAGCTTCAATGCGAGTATTAATGGGAGTTCGGCGGCATGGCGGTGCCCAGTCCTAGGCTTCAATTCAGATGCAGAGGTTGATTGGAAACCTATTGACAATTCTGGCTCTCGGGACATGGAGTTTCAATATCTCACTGACTTAAATGCTCGTGAAATTCTTACAGCGTTCATGACAAGCCCTGATGAACTTCCTGGCTGGTCTTATTTGTCAAGAGGCACAAACAGTCAGGCTTTGTCAGAGGGAAATAACGAATTCCGCATAGAGGCAGGGCGCGACGTTGGTATCAGGCCTCTGCTGGCAAATCTAGAAGAATTCGTAAACGCTGAATTATTTCCCCTTATCGATCCAGAACTATGCAAGATCTGCAGACTCGTATTTGCTGGTTTGGACGCTGATTCTCCTGAAAAAGAAATTGTAAACATTCAGCAAAATTCTCAAGTCTGGATGTCTTACAATGACATTCTAGAAAAGGTAGAGCGCAAGTTAATTCCGAAGGAATTTGGCGGCGAGTTACCATTAAATCCTTCTTTTGGAAAACTACTTGATGCATATTTTACTGTAGGAGAGATTTTAGAGTTTTGGTGTGGTCGTAAAGATGCATCCAAAGATCCTGCTTTGCAGTATCGTAGAGATCCTATGTACTTCCAAAATGTGCAATTGCGGATGGGTCAACAACAAATGCAGCAACAGGCACAACAACAGCCTCAGCAACCTGATCCTAATCAGCAAGACCCAAACAACCCTACTCCTGATCAAGCCAACCAAGAACAGGCAACAGGACCTGCTGATCTCTCTAGAAGTATTGATCAGGCTTATGAGTTAATGAGCAAATCTGAATCTAACATGTCTCCTGAGAAGCGCAAGTTATTGCATAAGCAGCAGAGGACTATTAAGTGGCTTAGGGCTGGGTTTGAAGACGATGTAAATGATGCAGTTAAAGAGATTCTAGAAGTTGCCAAACAGGCTGCGCCAAAGAAGTAACTGAGGTTGCATTTTGCAGTTCTTTATTTCAAAAACTGGCATCAAAGCAATTGATGCTGCAATTAATGCACTTTTTAATAGAATGAAGGCTCGATTTTTAGGTAAAAAATACGAACCTAAAGCTATTAGGTTTTCTGTAACTGGATTTGATAAGCCAGTGCAGTACAGGCCTGATTTATCTATGCCTGATTTGTTTGAAGAGGCAGCTAGGGCCGAAGGCTTTAAGCCTAATAGGAAGCTGCAGGAGGCTGTTGTGGGTGGAATAGAGCAATACCTAGATGCACATCAAGAACTTGCCAAGGCGAAGGTCAGGAACGCTGTGCAGACGGCTTTAAGCGATGCAGAGGCTGCACAAGAAGATATCAACATTGAAAGGGTTCTTAAAAAGGAACTCAATGTTGTTATGAAAAAGGTAACAGAGGATGTTACTGGGGTTGTGGATAATGAACTTGGTAGGGCAAAGAATCTAAGCACTTTAGATGCTATTAGTAAAGCAAATGCGGTAGTTGGGATTGGAGATCCTACTATTGTTTTTATTGGTCCAAACGATAAGTATACCTGCAAGGACTGCAAAAGACTTTATTATTTAGAAGATGGTATAACGCCAAGGGTCTGGAAGATGTCAGAGTTAAAATCGGGGTATGGGAAGCATGGGGCTGAGTGCCCTTGTACGTCAGGGCTTCATAAATTTTGCAGGCACGCAATGTCAACTATGATGCCTGGTTTTGGGTTTGTTGGCGGGCAGATAAAATATATTGATCCTGGTTTTGACGTTTACAAAGAGCAACACAGTTAAGTTAACTGACCTTATTAGGGTTACATAGCTTCTTTAATTTTTCTTTAGCCTTGAGAAGGGTTTCTAGCCGCCTGATGCGTTCTTTTTCTTGAACCAACTTTTCCATTCTTGTGGCGTATTGATTCATTAACGATTGGGGAAGATCAAGATTTTCGCAATCATACGAAAAAGTTACGTGAACAATTTTCCCCAGTATGTCTTGATAAAAAATACGGTAATCGAGATGTAGGTTTTCGATTATAAAAGTACGATCTCAGTAAGGGTCTTTTATCCACCTAGGATCGTTTGGCAATGGGAGGTTGTACTCTTTGCATTTTTCTTCAAATGACTTGATTTTTAATAGCTTTTTAATGAAGGTTAGCATAATTTTCAACCCATTTTCCAATGATGATCCCTAACATTACAGAAACTCCCCCAGCGATAAAGAAAACGAAGTCCCTCATTTAATTCCTCGGCAATCCTTGAATCCCACCCATTAGTACAGGGATGTGATTCCAAATAAACGTTTGGGTCTTTTTCTTTTCTAAAACTCCTGTTTTGTACTTAAATACAATAGTTTCTTCAATTCCGCCCAAATCAATAATATCATTTGGCTGAACCCATAAGGCTACAGACCTTAATGCATTTAACACACTGTCATTTACCTCGCCTAAACTGTAGCTTTTGTTGTCGTCATTAGATCTAGCGACTTTAATTTTATTATTGTCTTTTGTAAACTTCCAAATTGTCATATTCTAGCTTCTTCCCATCCATAGTTTGTTGAATAAAATATCTGATTTACTATTCCACTTTGTTTAATTGCAGTTAAGCACTTCTCACAAGGCCTAGACAGCATTACTTTATCATTTGGTGACACTCTGCATACATAAAGATCTACTTTCATCTTCCTTTTAAGTCTAGATTTACTCAAAACAGCCTTAAGTCCTGCAACTTCTGCATGAACTGACATGCTTGCGTCTGGTGTAACACTTTTCTTTACATTGGTGCTTTTAAAGATGATTCTACCACCGCTCTCAAAAACTGCACCATGTCTAAAAACTGGATAAGAACTGGTCTTAGCCGTTTCTATCGTTTGATTTACAACCCACTTCTTCATGATTAGTGGATATCACGTCTTTGTGTCTGTTGTCAAGGGTTATTCTCTTCCAAGGCATCTCTAATTGCTTTTTCTTCATCAAAGCAAAGCTCTTTTTCGCTTAGCAAAAACTCTAAGTAGTCAGGCACTTCTGATGCAACATCTGCAACCCACTCATCCTTCCAAGGGCCTTTGATAAATTTTTCGTCTCTATTTAAGTATTTTTGCCACATGTTTATGTACTTTCGTTGATGTTTTTAATAAAAAGGTCTAAAGTTGGTGGGACATATTGGGTATACGTCCATTGGTTTTTTTGACAGGCTTCTTTAATTTTAGTAATAGTCTCTTCTAGTTGGCCATAGTCAATTACAGTTGTCCCTCTGTTGTGTAGTTTCTTATCAAATACTGAAATAATTACTGGTGTCATTTTGTACTCCTAGTTGTCAAATCCAAATACTATTCGTTCATAGCCTTTTTAGCAATTGCAATCAAGTCAATATCTTTAATTTCAGCGGCTCTAGCAGCCCTAGCAGCAGCAGCAGCATCAGCAGCCCTAGCAGCAGCAGCAGCAGCAGCAGCCCAAGTAGCATCCCTAGCAGCAGCATCAGCAGCCCTAGCAGCAGCAGCAGCATCAG